AAAATAATTGCCTGTTTTTTTTCTATATATGTTTGTTGCAATTCATATTATAGAAAATTTTCAGCACTTTGTCAATATAATACTGAATAAATTCAGAAGAAAGAGAGGTGAAAACATTGTACACAAAAATTAAGGAACTTTGCAAAAAACATAATGTTTCAGTTAGTGAACTGGAAAATGAATTAGGCTTTTCACGTGGGTCATTATGTAAATGGAGTGTGAATGTTCCAAGCATTGTAAAGGTTAAGGCTGTTGCGGACTATTTTCATGTGACGGTGGATGAATTATTGAAAGAAGGTGAGAAAAAAGATGAATAATTTGCAGATATTCAGCAATTCAGAGTTCGGAAACATTCGAACCGTCACAATAGACGGTGAACCTTGGTTCGTAGGCAAGGACATAGCAGAAGCACTTGGTTATGGAAGGGGTAAGTCATTAAATAACGCAGTTGCAACCCATGTTGATAATGAAGATAAGGGGGTCACTGAAATGATGACCCCCGGTGGTAAACAGAATTTAATAATCATCAACGAATCAGGTCTTTACAGTTTGATTCTTTCCAGTAAGTTACCGAATGCGAAAAAGTTCAAGCGTTGGGTGACAAGTGAGGTCCTTCCGGCGATACGAAAAACGGGACATTATGAAGCACCGGGATATGCACCTAAAGCAACCAGTATTGGTGAAGTGGTCAATCTTATTAAGATCACAAGACAGACCATGAAGGAACAGGATGCTTCACCAATCGACATTGCAAAGGCGGTCAAGGAAATTTGTGAACAGTTCGGTGTCAATCTTCCACAGTGTTTTATCAAACCTAAGGAAACTACTATGACGGATGTGATGCAGATGATTAATTTCATCTATGCACAACCAAAAGGGAAAGGTCACAAATCACCTACTTATGATGATTTCATTATCTATCAGGCAAGTGTGAAAAGGTTGGGTGGTTGATATGGATAGAAAAATGCTGATGGATGAATCAAAAGTCTTTGATGCGTGTGCATTGGTTGAAGAAATTGTGAAACAGTTGACAACAACCAGTTGTCCGGTTGATACAGTTATACCTTTTGTTACGGAAAAGGCAAGTAAAGCATCACTTTTACTGAATCAGGCAATGAAAGAAGGTGAACTTGTATGAAGAAAATCTTATCTGCATGGATTGAACAGATATTACAGTTTGATTCAAAACTTGAATATATGGCATATATCAGTGATTTGGAGCAGAAAAAACAGAAGTTCAGAGTTGTTGAACAGAATCAAGATGTATCAGGAAAAGTAACATTACGTATTCAGAAACAGTACAACAATAATGTTTTTCCTAATAATTGAAAGAGGTGATAAATTATGAAATTCAGCGAAAAGTTGAAACAGGCTATGCAGCAGTTAGGTGTCAATCAGGCACAGGTGGTTGGGATGACCGGGAAAAGTAAGGGGTCAATCAGTATGTACCTGAATGACAAAACAGTTCCGTCAGAACAGGTTCAGAGTGATATTGCAGTATCACTTGGACTTGCACCTGATTATTTTGAACAGGAAGAAAACCCGGTGATCTTCAAACCGTCAAAGTGTGAAGATGGCATCCAAACCTTAACAATACATGAAGTTGCTAAGTTGATGCACAAGCACACAAACACAATAGCACTTGGTTTACAACAGGGGGTTTTTCCTTGGGGGTATGCAATTCATACCAGTGAACACCGTTGGTCTTACTTCATCAATGCAAAGCGTTTTGTAGAGATTGAAGGGGTAGCAGTTTAAGAAAGTGAGGAATAAGAAAATGGAAAATAATACCGTTCAGAGTGTGGTTCATGGATTCAAAGTGTTCAGACCTGATTGGACTTGTTCGCCGGGTGGTAACACAAAACAGTACACTTGTCCCGGAAAGTTTGAGGAAGAAGGGAAACTTGATGTTTGTGGTCACGGGATGCACTTCTGTCAGACCGCTGCTGACTGCTTCAATTATTATGATTTTGACAGCAACAACAAGGTTGCAGAAGTCATTGCCTATGGTGAAGTGCTGACAGAAGGTGACAAGTCTTGCACTGACAAACTGGAAATTGTGCGTGAAATCCCGTGGGATGAAGTCTTGCGGATCGTCAATATCGGAAAGAATTGCACGGGTCGCTGCAACACCGGGGACTGCAACACCGGGAACAGGAACACCGGGGACTGGAACACCGGGGACTGCAACACCGGGAACAGGAACACCGGGGACTGCAACACCGGGAACAGGAACACCGGGGACTGCAACACCGGGAACAGGAACACCGGGAACAGGAACACCGGGGACTGCAACACCGGGAACAGGAACACCGGGGACTGCAACACCGGGAACAGGAACACCGGGAACAGGAACACCGGGGACTGGAACACCGGGGACTGGAACAAATCTTCTTTCAATACTGGTTGTTTCAATACAGAAGAACAGAAAATCTTGCTGTTCAATAAACCGTCAGATATGACCTATCGTGATTGGTATGAATCTGATGCAAGGTGGTTACTGAATCAGATACCAAAGGATGTTGTTGAATGGATTTGGTCAGACAATATGACTGATGAAGAAAAGGAACAGCACCCGGAATACAAGACAACAGACGGTTACCTGAAAGTGCTTGATGAATCTGAATGTGGTCAGATATGGTGGGGCAGCTTGTCAGACCGTCAGAAGAATATTATCAAGGCAATACCAAACTTTGATGCTGAAATCTTCTTCCAGTGTACGGGTGTCAGGGTAGATGAATGATCTGCACCTTATGCCCCATCAGGAAGATGCACTGAACAGAACTGAACAGTTCAACCGTTGTGCTTATTATCTTGATATGGGACTGGGTAAGACCTTTGTGGGTGCTGAAAAAATGTATCTGCTGAACAATGCGGTGAATGTGGTCATCTGTCAGAAATCCAAGATAGATGACTGGGTTCAGCACTTCAAAGAATATTACCCAAGTGACCGTGTGATGAATCTGACCAAGAAAAGTGAAGCAATCAATTTCAGGACACTTGTTGACACTAAGGAATTATACAAAACGGATATTCAGATTGTTGGTGTCATCAATTATGAAACAGCGTTCAGGCGTGATTGGTTACTGAAATTACAGGGGTTTACCCTGATGCTTGATGAATCAAGCCTTATCACCAATGAAACCGCCAAGCGGTCAAAATTCATTCTGAAAATGAAACCTGAAAGCGTGATTTTGTTATCAGGAACACCGACAGCCGGGAAATATGAAAGGTTGTGGTCACAGGTGCAGTTGTTGGGGTGGAACATTACAAAGAAAGCCTTTTACAACAGTTATGTTGTGACAGAATGGGTTGAGAACGGGAACGGGTTCAAGCGTGAGATTATCATCGGGTATAAGCACACGGAACACTTGAAAAAGAAACTTGCAAGTTATGGCTGCATCTTTATGAAAACAAGTGAAGTTCTTGAACTTCCTGAACAGACTGAACAGAAAATATTCTTTAAGTCCACACAGGCGTACAGGTATTTTACCAAGAACAGTTATTTGATGCTTGATACCTTGAACATGGTGCAATTCCAAGATGATTCAGATTTTTATGGTACTGACACAACACCAAGGGTTGAACTGGTCGGTGATAACAGCCTGACAAAAATGTTATATGCCCGGCAGTTATGCGGGCAATACCACAAAGAAAAATTGCAAGGCTTGCGGGACTTGGTTGAATCAACAGAAGATAGACTGATTGTGTTTTACAACTTCACCGCTGAACTGGATGCAATGCAACGGGTGCTGAATGATTTGAACAGACCTTATTCCGTTGTAAACGGTCAGAAGAAAGACCTGACAGCATACGAAAATACAGATGATTCAATCACATTCATTCAGTATCAGGCGGGTGCAATGGGTGGTAACTATCAGAAAGCAAACAAAATCATATATTACACACTGCCACTTGGCAAAGGGTCATGTGATTTGTGGGAGCAGTCAAAGAAGCGTATTCACCGCATAGGACAAGCCAAACCGTGCTTTTACTATTACTTGCTGGTGAAAGGTACAGTTGAAGAAAAGAATCTTGCAGCATTAAAAGAAGGGAAGGAATTGACAGATGAACTTTTCAAAGATACTTAACTGGTTATTTGGAATCATGGCGTTCATTGGTGTGTTCCTGATTATTGGTGCAGTTGGTGCATCTGATTATGCGGTTGAAATTGGAATATATGAACCACTTACCGCACACCTGAAAGAATACATCTTTGGTGTGATTCTTATAATTCTCGGAATCATTTATTTGAAAATTATTGAAAGGGGTGATGAAACATGAACTATTCAAAGAACCTTAGAAAGTCCGCAATGGCAAAGCGGGTCTTGATCTTGCTTGGTGTTGCCTTTGGTGTTGGATTAGTAGTTGGCG